CGGCTAGGACAAATTACTTAGCGCATGATGGTTCGCTCAACAACCTGTTGAGAGCAATTGACGAACGTATTTTCAACGTCAAGGGCCCCAACGGCGACCTCGTGCCCTGTCCGAAACCAATTCCCGGTGAGTGGGAGCGCCTGGGTGGCCACGTGAAAACGATTGTTCGCAAGATCCCCATTAGACGGCGGTTGACCTGCAGCGAGTTTCTCGCTCAGTGTCCTGGTTCAAAAAGGAAATTGTACACCCGAGCAGTTAGTGATTATGTGGCTAGAGGTTGTGGGAAGAAGGACGCGCGGATCAAGACGTTTACGAAGTTCGACAAGGATGAGTTTACTGAAGAGAAGCCCGACCCGGCGTCGCGCGCCGTTCAACCCAGAACCCCAGTTTACAATGTTGCGTTGGGGCGTTACACTCGAGCAGTTGAGGACCACATAATGTACGGTCTGAAGAACCTGTTCAAGACGGAAACCCCAGTCGTGATGAAGGGATATACTGTCGAAGAAGTTGGGTCGTTTGTCTACAAGAAGATGACTCAGCGCGCGGATATAGTAGCAATTTTGCTTGACGCGTCTCGATTCGATCAGCACGTAAGTGAGGAAGCATTGAAGTTTGAACACTCGGTTTGGAGAGCCGCATTGGCGGGTGACAAACGTGAATTGAATTGGTTACTGAAGCAACAACTCAGAAATCGATGTGTCACGTTTTGTGACGGGTACAAGGTCGAGTATCAGACGAAGGGAACCAGGGCCAGTGGTGACATGAACACTGGCTCAGGGAATTGCATCCTCATGTGCACGATGATGGCCGAACTGCTAAAACGCCTTGGGATATGGGGCGATTTGGCAAACAACGGTGATGATTGTGTGCTATTTGTTGAACGAAAGAATCTCGACAGGGTGATGGAAGCATATAAGGAATTCTTCTTGTCCTTTGGGTTTGAGATGGAACTCGAAACTACGCCACAGTGTCCAACTGGAGTCGCGTACGTTCCCGAGCAAATCCGTTTTTGCCAGATGTCGCCCGTCAGAACAGACGATGGGTGGGTTATGGTGAGAGAGCCAATCAAGGGAACCTCCAAAGATGTTTTAGCATTGGGGGTCAAAGATGAAACAACTTATCGCATGTGGATCAAGGCCGTTGGGCAGGGTGGGTTCTCGTTGTACGGGGACATGCCTGTCTATGGGGCACTTTACAGTCGTTTGATTCAAGAGGGGATTGACAGCAATATTGACAAGTCTCTTTTGATGAAGGATAACTGGATTCACAGAGTGGGAAAGCATCCACGCGTCCGAGGGAAGAGCGCAGAGATCCAACACACCACCCGGGTCTCTTTCGCGACAGCCTTTGGAATTAGTCCTTCTCGACAGCTAGCTATCGAAGAGGAGTTGAGACGCACCCCCTTCGGCGTGGATTCAGATCTGCGCCACAGGCGTTTCAATCCCTCGCGCACCTTTGGTTGTGTGGTGCCGGGCTAGTTATGGGTAACTTGTAGATTGGTTATTTGTTTGTTTAGAGTTTATTGATGGCGGGTAAGAACAAGGGGAAGAAGAATATTCAGAATGGCGGCAAGATGTCGCAGACTGCCAAAGATGTTGGCGGTCTCTCACGGAAATTTGACAAAGTGTTGAAGATGTTGCCGAAGGGAACGTTTTCCACCGTTGGAGGAATGATTGGAGGACCTGGTGGCGCATTGGTCGGCGCTGGGCTCTCTAAGATTACCGGATACGGAGACTACGTTATTAAGCACAACTCACTTCTGCCTATGGGTGGAAAAGACATGGCGTCAAATGTCCCACAATTTCAGAATGCAACATATGGTACACGCATCCAGCACAGAGAATTCATTCGAAACCTCTCTGTGCCGGGTGCTCCCTCAGACTTCGATGTGGAAGCACTCGAAGTCGGATTGCACGAGCAAGGACTGTTTCCTTGGCTTTCAGGTGTCGCTAGACGGTACCAGAAGTTCAAGGTTCACGGAATGGTG